ATGGTATATACAGACCTGTATTTGGTCCAGACCCAGACTTAGAAGATGCAGAACGTAAGTGTGCAGAGATGAATGGTGAGAGAGCAAGAAATGCTAAAGGTCAACTTGTAGGAGATGACCCATCTACACCTAACATTAACGAAGCTTATGTTGGCGGTAAAAAACCAGTTAAAAAGAAAGCTCCAGCTAAGAAAAAAACTGTAGCAAAAAAATCTAAAAAATAGGTGAATTATGAAAAAATCTAAATATGGAATGTCAGGCGGTAAAAAAACTAAGTATGGTATGTCTGGCGGTAAAATGACTGAAGTTGGTAAAGAAGCTAAAACAGAAACATATAAAAATTATGTTAAAAGAATGTTTGGCGGTGGTAACACTTCAGTACCAGCTATGAAAAAGAAAAGAACTAAAGGCATGGCTAAAGGCGGTAAGTCTTAAGCAAATAAATGTCTATGCGTAAAAGGGCTAAAATGCCCGCTAGAAATAAAAAAAACTTTAGACCTACAAAGTCTGGAGCTGGTATGACTAAAGCTGGGGTTAAAGCTTATAGAAGATTAAACCCTGGCTCTAAGTTAAAAACAGCAGTAACAGGTAAAGTAAAAAAAGGCAGTAAGGCTGCAAAACGCAGAAAGTCTTATTGTGCAAGGTCTTTAGGACAACTTAAAAGAAGTTCAGCAAAAACTAGAAACGACCCTAATTCAAGAATAAGGCAGGCTCGTAGAAGGTGGAAGTGTTAATTAGGAATTAATTATGAAAAGAAATAGATTTAGTTCTGGTCGTGATACTAATAATGAATCATTAGAATCAATACAAAAAAAATTAAAAAAACTTAAACAAAAAGAAGAAGCAATATTACTTAAAGGTGAAAACGCTGAAGCAGACTATAAATTTAAACAAAAATTAGTTGACTCAGAAATAGAAAGTAAAAATAAATACATAGGCATAAGAAAAAAAGCATAATGGCAACAAGCGGAACTACAGCATTTACATTAGATTTAGCCGACATCATGGAAGAAGCCTATGATTTATGCGGTAGTGAACTTCGTTCAGGTTATGATTATAAAGGAGCTAAAAGAGCACTTAATTTAATATTTTTAGAATGGCAGAACAAAGGTTTAAATCTTTGGAAGATAGAACAAGCATCACAAGCTTTAACTGCTGGCACTAATACATACGCATTAGAGTCAAGTGCATTAGAAGTAGTAGATGCTTTTATTAGAACTGATGCAGGTGATACAAGTAATCAGTTTGACCAAAGATTAAATAGAATTTCTAGAACGCAATATAATCATCAAGCAGTAAAACTATTAGAATCAAAACCTACACAGTTTTACATAGACAAAGGTACTAGTTCTAACAATATTGTTTTATGGGCAACACCTGATTCTGCTGAAACGTATACTTTAGTATATGATTATATTAAAAGAATTGAAGATGCAGGTAATGTTGCAAGTAATAATGCAGATGTTCCTAGTAGATATCTACCATGTTTAACATATGCACTAGCTTATAATTTAGCTTGTAAAATACCAGAAGCACAAAATAGAGTACCTATGATTAAACAAAGGTATGATGAACTTTGGAACGATGTAAGTGATGCTGATAGAGAACGAGCACCAGTTAAATTTGTTCCTGATACAAATGCTTATAGATGAGTTACGCAGCAGGCAAGAAAGCTTTAGGAGACTGCGATAGATGTGGTTTTACTTATAAGCTAAACGATTTACAATACGAAATAGAAGATGGTATTCGTAATGGATTAAGGGTATGTTCTAGTTGTTTTGATGTTGACCACCCACAATATAGATTAGGTGAGTTAGATACAGCAGATAATCAATCATTATTTAATCCTAGACCAGATAGAGGTAGAACATCATCAACTCAATATTTTGGATTTAACCCTGTATCAGGTACAGGAATATTATCTAGAGTAGAAGTAGGAACAGTTAAAGTGAGTACAGAATAATGGCTTGGACATATACAACATTAAAAACAGCAATACAGGATTATTCTAATAATACTGAATCTACTTTTGTAGATAATCTTGATGAATTTATTGTTAATACAGAAGATAGAATACAAAAATTAGTATCACTACCTTTTTTTAGAAAAAATGTTACAGGTAATTTAACTAATGGTAATCAATATTTATCATGCCCAACTGATTTTTTAGCATCACATACATTAGCAGTAGACAATAGTGGTTATGAATATTTGTTATATAAAGATGTAGCTTTTATAAGAGAAGCATATCCTGATAGCACTACAACAGGTATTCCTAAATATTATGCAAGATTTGATGAAGATAGTTTTATTGTAGCTCCTACACCTAATAGTAATTTAACAGTAGAGTTACATTATGAATATAAACCAACTTCTATAACAACATCAGGAGATGGCACAAGTTGGTTAGGTACAAATGCACCAGATTGTATGCTATATGGTTCTTTAGTAGAAGCATATACATTTATGAAAGGTGAACCAGATGTATTAACAAACTATCAAAATAGATTTAGTGAAGCTGTATCAAGACTTAAAAATCTTGGTGAAGGTAAAAATACTAAAGATAATTATAGAACTGGTCCAGTTAGGCAACAGGTAACATAATGTTTAGCGTAGATGTAAAACCAACAGTTGGAACAGTTAGTGTTGAAACAACAAATAACAAAGGTTTAAGTCCTGAGTATTGGACTGAAAGAATAGTAAATAAAATTGTAAGTATTAGTGATAACGCTGACCCTATGGTAAAAGCCCAAGCAGAAGCATTTAAAGACACTATACAGCAAGTTATTTTATTATATTTAAAACAAGCTATTGCTAGTGATAGAGCTACTGTAGCAGGATTATTAGAAAAACAAGGTCATAAAGAAATGGCTAATATTATTAGGAGACTATAATGGCAATAACACAAGCAATGTGTACTTCATTCAAAAAAGAGTTAATGACTGCTACTCACGATTTTACAGCAGCAAGTAATGTTTTTAAACTAGCTTTATATACAAGTAGTGCATCTTTAGATGCTGCTACAACTGCATATACTTCAAGTAATGAAGCAAGTGGTACAGGATATACAGCAAAAGGTGCATTTTTAACAAGTGTTACACCTACAACATCTGGTACAACTGCATTAACAGATTTTAATGATTTAACTTTTAGTACAGCCACAATTACTGCAAGAGGTGCATTAATTTATAATGAAGCTGCAACAAGTGACCCATCAGTATGTGTATTAGATTTTGGTGGTGATAAAACATCAACTAATGGTGATTTTACTATTCAATTTCCAGCAGCAGATGCATCAAATGCTATCATAAGAATAGCTTAAAACAATGTCAGTCGGTTGGGGTCGTTCCACATGGGGTGATGGTCCTTGGGGTCAACCCGCCATAGTAAACGTAACTGTTGAAGTAACGGGTAATACAGGTACCTCTGCGTTAGGTTCAGAAACAGTAATTTGTGACGCTAACACGTTACAAACAGGATTATCAGGAACATCTTCGTTAGGTTCTGTTGTAATAACAGCAGAATGTAACATAACTTTAACAGGACTGTCAGGAACTGCAACACTCGGTAATGAGACTGTTGTAGCTACTGCTTTAATTGAAACCACAGGATTTAGTGCAACATCTTCACTAGGTAATGAAACTGTAATAGGTACTGCTAATCTTTCACTTACAGGCGTTGCTGGAACAGGAACATTAGGTGATGAAACTGTAACAGCAGATTCAAATACTTCTGTTACAGGTAATACAGGTACTTCAGCAATAGGTAATGCAATTACAGCAGGTGCAGCAGTAACAGGTGTATCAGCAGTAGCCTCAACTTTAGAGGTTGGTGATGAAATTGTAACTGCAAGTGCAGTAGTATTGCCAACAGGGATATCAGCAACATCTAGTTTAGGTACTATAAGCCTAATTACTAATAATATTTTAGATGTTACAGGTAATATAGGAACAACAAATTTAGGTTCTGTAACAGTCATAGCAAAAGCTTTGATAATAGTTGAAGGAGTTACAGCAACAAGTGGTATACAAGGAGTAAATGTTTGGGGTCTTGTAGATACATCACAAATAGCAAATTATAATAATATAAATACATCTCAAAGCCCTAATTGGGAAGAGGTAGCTTAAAATAGGAAATATATATGGCAACTTATGTAAATGATTTAAGACTAAAAGAAATAGCAACAGGTGACGAAACAGGAACTTGGGGTGCTTCTACAAATACTAATTTAGAACTAATTGCAGAAGCTTTTAGTTATGGCACAGAAGCATCTTTTGGTTCAGATGCAGATGCTACAACAACTATAGCTGATGGT